TGAAATTAAACAGGGCGTATTGGCAGATCCAAACGCACAGCAACAAGATGGAGACTTTTAGATGAGTATTGAAGATACAAAGAACATGATTAACGCTTTAGATACAGGTGACAACGTTGAGGCAGAGAAGGCTTTCAAGGCGGCACTATCAGATAAAGTGGGTGTCGAGTTAGACACAAAGAGAAAAGACCTCGCAGGTACTTTACTCAACAAAGAATTAGAAGCGGATAAGGAAAGTAATGTTGACGTTGAGCCAACTGAAATTGACGATTAAGGAGAAGGACGAACACAAACGTTCACCCTCATATCGTAAGTTATCGCCCAAGGTAAAGAAGGCGGTAGATGACTTATTCAACATGATGGCGAAACAACCGCAAAAAGTTTTGACTACGTTTCCAAGGGTTGTACGAGACGTGGCAAAGAAATACAGGGTACAACAAAAAGACATAGAAACCTATTTCGAAAAAGAAACAGGTCTAACCATATAAAGGAGAGTAAAAATGG